CACGGCCTTGGCGTCATTTGATAGCGCTACGGTTGTGGCCAGATTGCCAATTCTCTTAGCCTTTTCCTCAGAGCCGGCTTTTGACGGCTGCATGTTGATATCGTACGATGTGGCAGAAGAGCGCGAGGACACTTTGTCTTCAGCTATATGATGAAGCCTGTTAAAATACAGTGGACCTGTAAGCACATCAATATGTTTACCCGACTCAGGGTCATAGAGGTTTTCCGTATCTTTAATTCCGTTTTTCTCTAGAGTATCTATGACTTTCTGTACTGCAGAGCCTTTTGTAAAGGCAGTCATATTGAGAGGTGTTCCCTTTTTCTGGGCCAGCTTGCCTAGCCCGATAGTGTTTACCAGACCAGGAGCAATACGAGAGGTAATACTCATAGAGTTAAGCAGCACGTCCACAGGTTTGCCATCTTCACCCTGAGGCATCTGAGTGTCAGGAGCAATATGCACAACTCCCTTAGCTCCAAACGGCATGTTCAGCTTGTCGCCAAAACTCATAGGTCTCTTTGTTTTGACTGTAACCGAGATTAGCTTGGCTGTGACGGAAACATCTGTAACCACTCCTGGATACTCGTACTCCCAGGCTACAGAAGAGTCCGAGTGAGCATTTCTGATTACTTTAGACAATTTACCTAGCTGAATATCTAGAGATTTTAAACTTTTAGGCTGCAGCGCCAATATTACAGGGTCGCCATTGTTCAAGGTGACGCCTCTTTTGATTACTCCGTTTGAGTCTATATTAACTAGCTGGTCGTTGTAGTACTTGTTAGGAAACAGAGAAATAAACTTATCCTTATCAGAAATTAATCCTCTTCCTAATTCAAGACGTATAGGAATTAGCTGTTCGCCTTCTAGTTTTTTTGCGGCGCTTTCTGAGATAACAAGAGCGTCTTCGAAGTTAAGAGAACGAAACGGCATTACCGCTGTCTTAAGATTCATGCCAAGAGCCAATGATCCTTTATTGTCAGAATAGTTGGAGGTAGCCAGCAGCTGGTCTTTTTTGACAGTGTCTCCAACCTTAACTACAGGAGTATGGTGGATGTAGCTTTCTCGTCCTACTATGTAGTTAGAGTACTTCTCATGCTCGTGTATTTTTCCTGCAGAGTCTTTGACGTCGATAGAGTCTTCGTCAATTTTAACTACCTTACCATCTACGGTAGAGTTTACCGTAACCAGTTTACCGAACTGAGAGCTAAAACTTTCTTTTTTTCCTTTTGGGGCAGGCTGAATCAAAGGGGCCTCGCGGTTTACAAGAGTCATAGCCTGCAGGGATGACTTGTCGCCAATTAGTACTCGGGCACCTGACACAGAGCTCAGTCCTGGGATCAGGTTCGTGACAGGACTGAAAAAGTCGGAAGGATCTGGAATGGTGTACTTGGCTTTAAGACTAGAGGAGACTCGTTTCAGCTTACCATTATCCAACACATACTTGTGGTTATTTGACGTCATATAAAAATATTAACTATTACTGCTCTGTATTGTCAACCTCTCCCGCAAATCTGAGACCACATCTCCATAGAGCATTGGCAATGTCATCAGATATCACATCCACGATGTCATTCTGAATTTCCCATATAGCGCAATGTATGAACTCGTCGATTAGGGTAGCCAGCAGTTCTTTCCCTTTTTCCCTAGAGTCAATGTACACAGTCTTGTTCTTTGTGTCAGGATGCTCTGTGAGCCCTCGGGCCTCTCTAAGTTTCTTTACAACGAAGTTGTATCTCTTGCCTCGAATAGTGATTGTTTTGATCTTGTTTAAGTTTTTCATTGGTGCCCAGGATTAACTGTATTATAGTCTAGCATGGTCGTGCGTACAATCCTGTTGTTTGTAGGGGATAGCCAGGCTACCAGTATAACCCATAGTGTACTATCTATTCCCTCTCTCTCCCATTCGCATACTCTCCCTCTCTCACATAACCTCTCTAATACTCACTCCCATTACAATGCTCTCTCATAAGATCATACTAAGCTTTAAGATCTCTCCTGGTTATTTGAAGTAGATGGCACACACGGGCACAATATCTCTAGATGAGCTTCTCGATATAAAGAGCTCTGACAAACAAGAGTCTCGTAACTTCACATATGTAGGACTTGAGTGTGCTCCTCCCCCTGCTAGTGCTGTAGAGGAATTCAGATCGTCTGACTGGTATCTCTCTAGTTCCTCTAGTCTGATCTCTAGCAATTCTAAATGCTCCTCTAGATATGATCTCAATTGGGCTAATCCCTCAGACTATCTCTCTAACTGGCGTTTGCTATCCTCTCATGAAAAAGAGCAATTTAGAAGTCTGGTAGTCTCTGACACCGGAGGTAACTCTAATAGGTTTGGTCTTAAAAAGCTAAATTTAGAATCTCATCTACTTTTAAGTATTGGCTGTGACATGATGAACATAGCTCTTACTGGCAAAGATCCTATTCTTACCAATCTAAAGAACTCTCATACAAAAGACTATCATCAGGAAATATTCGACAACAGGACTGTAGATCCTAGAAGCTCGCTGAGAGCCTATAAGAAATTCATAAAAACATACTCTCCTGAAACTCTCTTCAGTCTAGGTCTAGAATGCTATCAGGCTGTGGTTACTCTAGACAAAAAGTACAGCAAGCTCACTGATCCTCAAGAAACCAAAGAGCTCTATCAAAAGTTCTTTCAAGAGAACAACAGGGCTTTCAGTAGGCTCTGCAACAAAAGGAAAAAGATCTTCAGCTATCTCTACAGCCACGAGATCAGTGTAGACTCTATCATCAACCAAGAGTACAGAGCTCATACTCATATAGTCTTCTGGGTGCCTAGGGCCGCAAAAGGCAAAAGAGCAGCTTCTGACGTAAAAGAGATCGAAAACATCTTCAACAGCAGTTTCAAAGACAGAGAGCTCAAGATAGAGACTATCGAGTCTGACAAAGGAGATGTTCCAAGAGTTTCCAGAACATACAAAGACATCGAGGTGTTTCTAGCCTATATGTTCAGAGGCTATAGTCTGGCTCCTCAGTATCTGCGAGAAATCAGAGAAGACAACATCAGAGAGCTCAACAAGAAGACTGTAGAAACATATCACAACCTGATCTGGCTGGTAAAAGGAGATGTGTTTTCTAAAAGCGTTCGCAGAAACAACCACTCTTACATTCCCAAAAGAGATCAGAAAGAGTCTTTTAAGCATCCTCTCTTGCAAACCAAGAAAATATCCAATACAATAAAAGTAAAAATACCCAGAAACTCTAAAGGAACTGCTCATGCTCTGCTCGTCAATCAACCCTGTCAATCTGACAAGCCCAAAAGATCTCGCAAGATATCTTCAAAAACACAGCTCGCACAAGTCTCTCAGGAAAGAGGCGTTTCTAGAAGGAGCAAACCACGAGCTGGAGCTGGTCAAGAAAAGCTATCAGGAGAAAGAAGCACGCTATCTAAACTACCTGCAGAACAGGCTGAGAGAGCTCAACAAGAAAAGCTCAGAGAAGCTAGAAGAGCAAGAAATTCTAGAGATCACCAAATCAGCGGAAGCGTTCAACAGATACTTTCAAGAAGAGAGCAGAAACGTATGGAACGGAATTCTGGACGAGCTCAAAAAAGAGGGAGCCAACCAGAGCTTCATCGAGGGAATGCAAAAAGAGGCAGCAGGCTTCGACGCTCAGAAGATCTACCGAATGCTCAGCGTACCATTCAGAAGATTTGCAAGAAAGTTTCGTCCAGCCTCCTCCCCGCAAGCAGCGGCCCCAGCATCGGCTCCAGCACCTAACGCAACACCATCGGCCCCTGCTCCAGCAGCAGGTGGAGGAGGGGGTTCGGCATTTACATTCAGTCCAGGAGGAGCCCTCAAGGGTCTTGCAGGAGGAGCTCTTACAGGAGGCATGCTAGGAGGACTTCCAGGAGCAGTGATCGGCGCAGGAATTGGCGGGCCCATGGGTCTACTGGGTAGCGTAGGAGGCCCTCTGGCCACAGCAGGCCTGCTAGGCTATGGAGCATACAAGGGAATCAAAGGAACAGGTCTGCTAGGAAAAGGAGACGAGCGAGACATCTCAGGAGAACTAGAAGACAGAAACAGAGTAGTTCCGTTTTTAAACAACAAATTTCTAGGAGGAGCAGGAGGAGCTCTGCTAGGAAACCTGGTAGCGTCAGAGGCAGGTCTTCAAGGACCTATGAGCTGGCTTGCTCCGGTAATAGGAGGAATAGCAGGCTACAACTATCTTCCTCAGATGATGAACAAATGGAAAGACCCTGTTGGAGTAGGTGCAAACAGCATCAGTCCATGGGCAGCAAGAACAAACAGAATGGTCATAGGACAATAATTTTATGAATCTCTATCTACCCGCATTTAGCCTAGGAATTCGCGAAGAGCTGGAAAAAGCGAGCATGCTCAAAAAAGAAGCTGCAGGAATTTCTGGATTCAATCCAGCTCAATACAAAACCAATCAGCCTAAAGCATCTGCTGCTGTACCAGCTGGAGCGCCCAGCAGCAATCTGCCTCGCCCTACAGGAGCTGATCTGGAAAGTCTGGACGCATTCAAAGCATTCAAGGCCAGAAGCCAGAATCCTCCACCAGTAGCTCCAAGACCTCCAAGCAATCAGGAGCTCACCAGACGGGACATGTACGATAGGATGAATGCTGGTAATGGAATTACTCCCATAGATCCTAGAGGAGCAGAAACTTTGCGCAGTGGTCTTTTAAGCGGTGCGCTGACTCCTAGACAAGTACAGGACGCTATTCGTATGATGCCTGCTCATGAGCGCACTCAAGCTCAGATGATTGTGGCTGGAGGAAGAAATCCTCAGGAGGTACTCACGGCAGCCAACAACTACAACAGTCCTTACGGAGGCAATGCTTACGGAAAAGATTATCTCGTGCACCAGAACAATCAAAACTGGCTGAATGCGCAGAGGGCTATCACTCAAAGTAATCCTCTGATAGGAAAGGCTGGCACAAAAGAAAACGCTCAGTTTCTTGCTGAATATAGAAACCGTGCAGGATCAAACCTCCATCAAAATCACGAGGCCCTGCAAGGAGCATTAGCTGCAATGAATTCGGCTAGGCCGGCCGGAGCAAATGTAGCTGCTGCGCCAGGAACTCCAGTACAGGCAACTCAAGCCCCTTCTCCTGCAACAACCGTCAGAAGCAGTCAGGGCTCCATGCCTGTGCCAGTCTCAAGCAACGATACAACCCCAAAAGGCGCGCCTCTTCCAGGAGGACCTATAGGCAACGCACCCATGCCGCCTGCGGCGACCACGAGCGCGGGCGGTCAGGGTACAATGCCTCCACCTGTGCCTGCGCCGGCGTCTGCGCCAAGCAACAGCGCCATGCCAAAGCCGGCCCCTATTCCTAATGCGCCTACTGGCACCACCAAGACTAGCATGGATCTTTCGTCTATGCCAATGAACGAGAACATACTTCCTAATATAGGCAAGCAGGCAAAATGGAAGTATGTGCGAACAAAAGATGGCCTTAAGCTTACTGACGGAAATCTTGTATACAGCTTTGGAGGATTTCCAGAAAACTTCTCAGCTGACGATTCTAGAGTTTCTAGAATGAGCGACGATAGTATTTTGGACTTTGAGAAAGACATGCTGTCTAAAGGAACCGCACAGATTCATAGAAGCAGCCCAGACAATATCTACATGACCCTGGCTGACGGAAGTCAAAATCCTACGTTTATGCTTCAACATGAGGAAGGGAAGAACTGGAGATACAGTCCTTCTAAAAAGTTTTTATCTAAGCTCAAAGCAATATCAGATTTGAGCAAAAAGGAAAATCCTAGCATTCCTGAAACGGTGGATGTAAATCCAGAGAGCATGCTAGACGCAGCAACCGACGCTGGAGTGAAGCTTGCAAATCTCTCGCTAAACATGACCGCAGACGATCTGGCCGACGCATCAACCAATCTTATAGAAGGAGTCAAAAACTTTGGAAAAGGATTCGTACACACTCACGCCACAAAACCTGTCACAGGATTTTTAGAAAGCTATATGCTCTCTAAAGGAATAGGAAGCATCAGAGACTATCTCAATCCTAAGAGAAAAATCGAAAGGCTCATAGATCCTGCTGTGCGCAAAAGTAGAGAAGTTTGGCCCTTGGCTGAGGCAGCACTAGCCACGCTAGGAAGCAGAGCTATCGCTATGTAATTATGAGCGAAAATCTCTTCTCAATGGTCAGCTCTTCTGTTGACCCTAGCTTCTATAAGAAACCTTCAGGAGATCTTCAGCCTATTCTGGTTAAGATGATTTCTCAGGATCATGGGTTAGATCTGGGCAAAAAGCAAAGCTTGCTTACGCTGCTAAACTCTCCAGAAGCTTTGGATAATCTATTGGTAGGAGCTATAGGAGCAGCAGTAATGCATACACTAGCCTCATACAAAAAGATGTCTCCTACCTCTCGCACTCTATTGAGCTTGGCTGGATTTGGAATTGGTACTATAATGTACAACATAATTAAAGAACGTAAATTTACCTCTTTCGACCAGGCTACAGGAAAAGTAAAAATTAAAATATAATATGGAACTTACAAAATTTGCACAGGCAGTAAAACAAGAGCTAGAGATCGAACTGTTGAAAGCAGGATCTAGCCTGCATGAGTTTGAGCAGGCTCTCCAGACCATCAATACCGGAGAGGGCGTTCTGAAAATTGCTGTAGATGGAAACAGGATTATCGACAATATGATCTCAGGAGGAATGAGCTCTGCAGGAAGTATTCCTGAACTAGCGTTCAAAGGTTCGCTTGCAGGAGGAGCTTTGGCTGGCCTTACTCTAGACGAAATGGACAAATCTGTAGACTCGTTGCATAAAGCTCTTGCTAAAGAGCGAGAAAAAATTAATCTGGTCAAGCGGGTAACAACCAATCTAAAGAGAGAACATGGACTTATTTAATGACACTATAGAAGCAAAGGCTACAGAACATTTTGATTTTGGTGTGAGTTCGGCAGATTTGACCACTGCAAACAGAAAGAGAAACATCAAGAACGAAGTAGCCAACAAGTCGTTTGATCCTGAAACTGTTATAGACGCCTATGAGCTAGCCAAAGGCATAAAAAAGAGACCTAAAGCTGATGATCTTACAGGATACACTTTTAAGAACATCATTCTAGATCCCGAGCAGCAGAAAGATCAGGACATGCTCAACGAGCTGATGAACAACAAAAAATACGTAATTGCGCACTGGAAAGACACCTGGACAGCTCAAGGAAGTTTTAGAGTATTTATAATTTACGGAACTAAAAAAGAAACCCAATAACTATATGGAGATAAATCAAAAAACCGCATCAACACCATTACCACTTTCTCCAGAAGAGGCACAGCTTGCTTCTAAGCTATTTGGTCGCAGTCTGTTTAGTGCACTTGCTCTTGCTAATGAACAGGAGTCTCGCAGAAACCTAGGTCCAGAGCAGCTAGGATTTGATGACGAAAAAACTTTGAGAATTCCTATTCCTATGAATTTGCTTCCTAGTAAAACGGCAGCCTTTGGTCAGCCTGCTTACATAGGGCCAGATACTCCTCCAGAACCTGCTGAAGGCCAGGGTATTCTTGCTCATGTTAAAAGAAACTTGGGCAAGTACCTGGGCAGCTACGGAGGAGCAGCTCTCGGTGGTGCTCTGGGAGCTACAGGCAAGCACGGAGGAGCATTAAAGAAAGTCTTAAAAACTCTGGCAGGAGGAACAGTCGGAGCAACCGCCGGAGCAGGGGCAGGAGCTCTGTATGATGAGCTTGAAAAAGATAAGCAAATAGCGTCGATGCAGAACTCCAGACTGAACAAACAGAAACTTCTGCAGAGCATGATACAGACAGGAGAGCTAGAAGATCTTTTGAATTCTGGTGACGTAAGCAAGTATGCTAGCGAAGATATGGCTGATTCTTACGAGCCAGGAATGCTGGCTAGAGCATTTAAAAATCAAAGCAATCCTATCAGCATGCTATTTGGAAGTCAGACAGGATTTAGAGACGCTAAGAAAGACTATTACCTGCAGCAGAAGAAAAGAATTCAGGATGAGCTGATGGCTGCTCAGCAGGACTATATGGATGTGCTGTCTAAAATCAAAACAGGGTCTAGTCTTGAAACTCCTTGTGTGGACGCATTCTGCAACGGAATAGCCTATTCATCCTTGTTTCAAAAAACAGCAGAAGATGTGAATATTGAGGAAGGAGCCGTAGGCAGAATGTTGGGAGATATGCTTGGAGGAATTAAAAAACCCTTCCAACCTGCAGTAGACGCCGCCACATCAGGACTTGTTAGCACAGGAGCCGGTTCAGCCTGGCTGACATTCTTGCTGCGCAAAAAGATGCGCGAAGAACCTGAGAAGTACATGGAACAAAACATGCCCACAAGGGTTGAACTCGCACCCTACTAATCCTATGAAAATTGATTGGACAGAACTTCAAAAAGGCTTTGAGCGGGAAAAGATAAAGACTGCCTCAGCACCAACTCCAGCAGTCGGGGCAGTTGGATCGGCTGTATCCAAAGTTCCTTTTTTAACTAAAATACTAGACAAAGTCAAAGGTTGGCTGCCGTCTGCAGGCAAAGCAGCCACAGGCGTGGCAGCCGCAACAACAGCAGGAATTGTAGGAAAGGGCGCATACGACGCAGGCAAGAATTTACTCGGAGGAGCACAGGACACACTACTTGGGCTGACAAATCACTTGCCTTCGCTTTTAGCTGGCGCGCAAGGGCAGCAGTCTGTTCAGACACAAGGCCCTGGGTATGTATTGCCTCCGCAAAGGGGAGGCGTATCATCCTGGAAAAATCCTCTTTCAGTTTACGAGCCTACAAGACCTGTATTTAAGCGCGCCGGAATTATGGGAGACGTGACTAATATAGCTAAAAATCGTATAGCTAACAGTGTAATTAACGAAGTAACTAAAACAAATCCTCTTGGTGGAGATATATCAGAGCATGCTCCAGCACAACCTTCAGAGAAAGAAATTCAACTTGTTTCAGAATTTCCTGAGATCAAAGAGATGTTGAAAAACGAAGAGAATAAAGCTTATTTAGAAAGATTGCTTAAAGATTAGGCATAATTGCTTGCCTAAACATCTTTGAGTAGCTATTTTTAAATAAATTATGTCAGCGTCAAATAAACAGATATACATTCCTGCAATAGCAATTAAAGGATCGTTTATAGAAGAAATTGGCAGTTCTGAAGATCGCCTAATCTACCCTGGAGAGCAATTTAATATCACCTTGTCTGCAGAAGATTTTGCAAATTCCGAAGAGTATCACACCGCCTGGATTACCATAACTAGAGCTGTAAAATCTAAACTTCTAAAAGATGCAACCTCAAGATCCTCCTAAAAATACAAGATCGTTTTTTGATCCTAAAGGATTAAGAAAAATGATCTTTGATATTGCTGTAGATTCTTTTGGAAAGAAGCTCAACACAATTGAAACAGCAGACTTTAAACTGCAGGCTAGAGATCTTAAGATAGACCTTCCTAAGGTTACTCCCTCAATTCAGAAAAAAGCTATCCTAGAAAAGAAAGACTTGGTGGCTCCTCTAAAAGCCACTGTCGATCTGATTCACAAAGCATCAGGCAAAGTTGTAGAATCCAAGTCCACAACAATTGCCCATATACCGTACGTAACAGGACACAATACCGTAATTTATAACGGATCAGAATACGAAGGCGTAAATCAACAAAGGCTCTTGCCTGGCATTTATTCTCGCGTGAGACAAGACGGAATTCCAGAGTCTCACATCAATCCAGAAGCGCGCACAGGGCAGTCTTCTAGAATCATGTTTTTGCCTGACAAACAGCTATTTATCATGATGGTAAAAAATTCTCAGGTAAAACTTTACGGAGTTTTAAAAGATCTAGGCATCTCAGACGGAGCAATTAAAGAAGCTTGGGGAGAGCAGATATATAACGCTAACAGGCTGCAGTACAGGGGAGACGAGATCGACAAGCTGTACTCTATTCTTGTTGGAGGAGAATAGTATGGCACTGATAGATGAGTTGTATTCTCCTGAAGACTGCCAGAGGATAAAGCTTATCTATAAAGAAGATCCATCTAGCAGAAAAGTCTTGATGGAGGCTCTTGGACACAAGATTGTCCAAAACGAAAGTATACTCAACAGCAAGCCTCTGGACATACTTGCTCTAATTTGCATGACTGCAGAATTTGCAAGCTCAGACAACGAATGTCATACTGTTGCAATAATTGTGCACAAGCATATAAATACTAAAGATCCTTTACCGTACGTCCTTGACGACAAAGGAATAACTCTTGCTGAGAAATGTCTTGTAAGTCTTTCTTTCTTCTTGCCTGCACTAGAACGCAGATATAAAAAAGGTGCACCTTCTCCTTCTTTCTACAGAAACGCTAGCAAGATTATGTTTAGTCGATATGAACATAATGATATTGCAGAGCATCATGAGAAATGGGAAAACTTCTTCAGCGAAATGTTGTTGATGTAGCTCATGATACAGCAGGTCAAATTTAGCCCTTGCAGAAAATTTTACAATCGGTAATAATACTTTTTAGCAATGGAGTAGATCCTCGATCCTCTGGGAACAAATGTTCCTATTGCATCTTGACTTTCTGTTGTTAAATAAACAAAAACAACTAAATAGAAAAAATATGCCTAAAAACATCTCAATTAAGAAAGTTGCAGTAAATGTTCCCGGAACATCTACAGCTAAAGACGTGGGTGGACTCAAGAGTTCGCGCTACGAAAAACTGCAAATGAGCTATGGCTCGATCTCAAAAGACGACTATAGCAGCGGAGACACTTTGGTTTTCTCTGATGTCCCCGCCCGCGACATCATCAGAGCCACAATCATCGTTAAAACCGCAAATCCTGCTGAGCTCTATGTGTATCCCTTCACGGATGTGACCGGAACACTTACGCTTAACGCCACCTCGAAAGAAGATATCAGCTATGTGATCGAATACGTTCGAGGCACAGGCCGCCCTGGTACAGCAACAAATCAGGGTGATCTCTTGAAGGTTACGATCAATACCTCAGCCGCTCCTGGCACAGCTTCTGGTGACGAAAATGTCATTGGCGCTACCGGTGCAACTGGCGCAAGAGGATCTACTGGCGCAACTGGTGCTACAGGATTATAATCCTAATTATAGTATAGAAAAAGAGGCGCAGCCAAAAGCTGCGTCTTTTTTTTTGCAAAAACTGCTTGCAGCCTATCCAGAGAATATCTAATCTAAAAATTGAGGCAGGTGCCTCTAAAAAAATATGAACGAACAAAACACGACAAAAGAGCAAAAAATCTACAATCTAGTGATTGAGTTAGAGTTAGCTAAAAAAAACAAGAAAGCCGTCGTTGGAGCTCACAACGACGAAATCAAAAGAATCCAAGCAGAAATCAAAGAGCTTTTAAAAGAAAACGAAGAACTAGCGTAATATGACAAACCAGAAAGTTGTACTCCCTGACGATAATAAGTCCGAAGAAAATCAAGAGGTCACTCATATGGACATCGTGGAAGCTGGCCTAGCTCAAGTAGAGCAGTTATTGCAGGCTCAAGAAGAGGAGATTAAAAAGCTGAATGAATCGGCAGCAAATCTGCAGCAGCGAAGAGTTGCAGCACTTGCTCAAAAAAGTCTGCTTGTTGATTTGAAAGAAAAGTTCAAGACTGAATAGTATGCTGCTTAATTTCGGCATAGTTTCCGTACTGCTGGGCTACCTTCTTCTGATCTGGAGAAGGACCGATGCTTTTGCAGAGTATTGTGAGCTGTTTAAGATTAATAATCTTTTTTGTCTACGTGAATATCGTGAAGTCAAAAACAACGGCTATGACGGAAACTATGCTGATTTTTTGCGAGAGTACTACTTAGATAAATTTATTGTTAGGCTTGCCACTTGCCCTATTTGCTTAAGTTTTTGGTTAGGTTTGATCTGCGTACTGGTTAGTGGTAATATTCTAAGCATGGTCTGCGGACCTATAGCTTTATTTATATACCTTTTGTTTAATAAACTGATCTAGCATGGCCAAAAGAATTGATATCAACTCACTACACCTAGGTAAATCTAGCGCTCAACAAAGTGCCTGGGATTTTGAATACTATACAAAATACCAATCAACAAGCAGTTCAGAAATTCCTGAAATCTGCTTTTTGCCTACTGTAAACTCTTTCTCTTTTACAGCCCCTAAACTTGTAGAGTTGAATCCTTCGTGTACGTTTACATTTCCTGACGTATTTCCTGTTCCTCCTCCGCCTCCTGTAGTTGCGAATACGTGGCCTGCTTGTGAGTATCTTACAGTAGTAAATCAGGTAAGTATGTGTGAAGGAGCGTACCTCAATCTGTCAGGAGGAGGAGCATCCGACAATGGAGATCTTCCTAATCCATGTCAGCTAGTTTTATCAGGTGTAATTCCTTGCCCTGAGCCTATCCCAGGACCATCAGGCTCCTCAGGGCCGCCTGGTACAGTAGGCCCATCAGGACCTCCAGGCCCATCAGGACCTCCAGGAATGAGTATTCCAGGCCCATCAGGACCTCCAGGACCAAGCGGAGGGACAGGCCCATCAGGACCTCCAGGAATTCCTGGACCGCAGGGCCCGATGGGACCAGCGGGCCCATCAGGCTCGCAGGGTCGGCCTGGAGCTGCGTCGACCGTAGCAGGCCCGCAGGGCGAAAGGGGAGCTCAAGGCCCGCAGGGCGAAAGGGGGGCTCAAGGCCCGCAGGGCGAAAGAGGGGAGCAGGGTCCGGCCGGAGCGGACGGAGGTGCCGGTTCTCAAGGCTCTCAAGGTCCTCAAGGCCCTCAAGGCGCAAGCGGCGCCAGCGGAGCATCAGGCGCAACTGGAGCATCAGGAAGACGCAGCAATGGAGGCGACTTCAGCTGCTCTGGAGGTACTGACTCTGAGGGTATACCAAAGGATACTACTTTGGAGCTGAGCTCTTTATCTTGCGATACAGTCACCGCCACAACCTGTTGCGTTTCAAATAATGGTTCGTATATAGACTTTTGTCCTGGCGATCTTGTGTTCTATGGACCAGCAGGAGCAGCTGACGGAAATACTCTATCTATGAATAGTGATGCTATTCATATTGATGGGTATTCAGGCAAGGAAATGTCCCTTACTAACGAGGAGCTAAATTTATCTAAAGGATTAGCTCAAGATTACGCCAATCTGACTGCAGAAAAATTCACAATGACGACTGGTGGCGGGAATGAGCGTCCAAGATCAGTCGAAATTTCGTCTGACCGCGTCATAGTTACAGGAGAAGGAGGGAGTATGTATCTTAACGCAAATGACAACACATTTTCTATATCGGAGTCGCAGGGAGAGGAGAATAACACCACAATCCACATGTCAGGCGGCGGGGACGGGCAGCTAATCATAGGCAAAGGGCAGCAAAACGGTTCAAGCAGAGTTGAAATTGAGGGTAATGGCTCATTTACCCTAGGGGAAGGTGATGGGCAGGTGCAAATGTGGAGCGATAATACCAACTCTACTATAAGGCTTGGAAGTATCATGATAACAACTGAAGACACAACAGTCTACATAGGTACTGAAACCAATGCAGGCACTTTGAGTATAAATGATGGCTCAAGCAATCCTGTTGTACTTTCCGGTTCTGAAATAGAATGGCGAGACCTGGAGGTTTGCATAGATGGAACAACAACAACAATTCAAGTTTTAGCCAAAAAACTCACAACGTAATTCGCAATGGCGACTACCCTAAAAAAATGTGATGGCGAATGCTCAGAATCAGACGACGCTTGTAGTGAAGCTATTCAAGTATGCCCTGCAGGCTACTTTTGTGCGTTTGGAGACCCTTTTGGAGAGGATATTGCTGAAACAGAGTGCCTTTCAGGGAGATGTCTAAGTGTGGATGACTCTACTGACATGCTTACTACTATCTGGTGTAGCAGATGTGATCCAGGCTATATAATTGTAACCTGGAAAGAAGAGTATAAGACTTCCGAAGGTACAGAAGAATGTGCGTTTGTAATCTCAGAATGTCCTATGATCTGCCCGGAGGGCAGTTCTGAATGTACGGATAAATGGAGTTGTAATGTTCAGTGCGATGAATCTCCAAAAGAGTGCGCATACCCTGACGGAAATATTACAATCACTTGCTCAGCAGAAGATCAAAAGGCCTGCTCAGAAGATTATAGTTTTATCGGAAAAGATATGGACGAGGCAAATTCCGGTAGGCCAAAAGGAACTGTCACAAATCAGCCACTCAAAAAATGCTGTGGATGTGACTACAACTTATGCCCAGGATGTCCTCCGTATTGTGTAGAGTGCGATATAAGCGACTCCGATACTTGCAGCGACGGACTTAGATGCCGATTAGAAACATCTGGACTCTGCGCAGGCAGATATATGTGTGGATTTTAACCTAAGAGCGGACTATTTATTTTCACTATCTCTATGAGCCTGTACCCTAAGCTGGACAAGATTGTTGTAGCAATGACAGTCGCTGACAGAAAAAATAAGAATAAACCTTTAGCCAAAAAATGGATTTCCAGAGGATTTAGAAGAATAACTAAACAGAATCTTATTAAATACTGGGAAAACAGACTGTCCTCAAAACCAGAAGATCTTGATTTATATAAGACCACCTTGACCATGTATGAAAGAACGCTTGGCTCGCCAGCTCGCGAAAAGGTTGATGCTACTGCAGGCTCAAATCAAGAAATTCAAGCTCCCGGTGTGTGGCAAATGATGAAGACCGCCGCAATAGCAGGCAAAAACTTTGTAAAGTCAGGAATGAAATTTGTGACTGAAGAACAGTTCGAGGCGCGTGAAGCTATTTGCAAAGGATGCGAATACTGGAATCCTAAAGGATACGGAAATACTGGGCAGTGTCTCAAATGCGGATGCGCAACCAAAGCAAAGTTGAGGCTTGCCTCAGAATCTTGCCCATTGCAAAAATGGGTAAAAATTGAAGCTAGTACTCAGGAATATCAATAACAGAAGAAAGGAACTCTTGATGATCGATCCATACGGGCTTATTTGTAGCATTATCAATTACTTGACGATAAAGCTTTCCGTCAGTGCCTTTCCTAATGTTGTTAACGAAAAAATTTACTACCCCAATGGTAGTTGCCTCTACTGTCTGTATAGGGTCAAGTAGCCCAAACTGAGACTCGTTTACTTCTCTAGACGATTCTGGAATAGCCTCACTAGATCCGATCCCACCTTCTCCCATTTTTGTAACTTTGTGAGCCAGCATATACTGCTCCATAGGATTAACTCCCTCGATGTTCTGACTTAACGTATTTCCCACAAAAACCGATTTGACCTGAGGTGTAAAAAATCCTGCATGCAGCCATGAAAGATTTCTTTTTTGCCTTAATTTGTTTTTAGCTTTAAATTGCAACTTTCCTGCGTCATGTTCAATGTGCTCTTTAATATAATCCTCAGGACCTAAAAATTTAGAAAAAACAACATTGTCACGATCATCCGGAGCTTCCTGCCTACCAAACACTTTTAAAAGTTTTTTTGAAGAATCCAGCAAAATTTGAGGCGTTACAAAATTACTAGGACTTCCTAAAGTTCTACCCATAACAGAAGCATCTAACTTCATATTTTTAAAGTACTCTTTAAGTTTAGTTATTTTTTCTTGTTTGGTAGTGCTCATATTAGGTATATTAGTAAGTAATTAATACCAATGCAATAAATACAATGACTTTCGAATTTGATTATAACACAGACACCGATCAAATCACAATTGTTTACGACGGACAGTGTGTGCTTAAGGCTGATTTTGACGGGGATAGGCCCGTGTTTCATAACTTTGAAAAAATTCGAGATGACGACATTGAAGACCTTCTAAAAAATCTTTGCAGGCGTGCTTATGATGTGTTAGCGTAACACATCTATGAATAGTACTGAAAGAAACAGGATCGGTTGGGACGAGTATGGTATGCTGCTAGCGCACGCAGCAAGTCAAAGATCCCCAGATCCTTATGTAATTGTCGGGGCAGCAGGATTTAGAAAAGATCACTCTACGGTATGCACTGGGTATAACGGAGCTCCTGCTGGTGTGGAAATCGACTGGAGCAACCGAGAGCTGCGTAGACCCTACGTTGTACATGCAGAGTACAACTGCCTCAAATACGCAAAGCCCGGAGAAATACACTATCTCTATGTAACCATGCTTCCGTGCGAGTTTTGTTTAAAATTTGCCGCAGCCACAGGAGTCAAAGAAATTATTTATGATAGCCTTTATCATAGAGATGATTCGTCGCTAATCAAAGCGCAAGAATGCGGTATATTATTGAGGCAACACTCGCTGACTTCAATTGGCGTAGTTGCAAAATAAAAAAGCAAGATTTAAATTTTACCTAGGCAAAACTTAATTTCTTGCAGCCTAAAACTTAATTTTGCTAGGATAGTGTTCTGGCAATTAACCTTATTAAAAAAATATATGAGTAAAGAATTTCTGTCTAAAATTGTACACTACCGCACATACGCTAAATACCTTTCTGATGAACAGAGAAGAGAGACCAAAGACGAAACCATCCAGAGAAATCTAGATATGCACGTTAAGAAGTTTCCAAAGCTTAAAGACGAGATCTCTAAGGCATACGAGCAGGTCTTTGCAGGCAGGGTGGTCCCAAGCATGCGTAGTTTTCAGTTTGCTGGAGAGGCTATCGAGCGCAGACACAACCGCATGTACAACTGCAGCTTCCTGAACATTACGTCTGTAAAAGACTTTGCAGACTTGTTTTATATGAGCATGAGCGGCGCAGGTGTAGGCTTCAGCGTCAAGAAACGTCACGTATCACTGCTGGACGCTATTCCTGAAGGCTTTGTTGTTGCTCCCTACATTATCGAAGACTCTGCCGAAGGCTGGTGCGATTCTCTGGTAGCCCTGTTTACTAACCCTGATCTGCAGTTCGACTATACTCAAATCAGGCCCATGGGTAGCCCATTAAGCACAGGAGGCACCTCTAGTGGTCCCAAGGCGCTAATCAAAATGCATGCAAATGTTCGAGCTATACTCAGGAAAGCAGAAGGGCGTAAGCTTACCCCATTTGAATGCCATAGAATCTGCTGTCTGGTGGCTGACTGTGTTGTGGTGGGAGGTGTACGTAGAGGTGCGCTGATTAGTCTTTTTGATGCGGATGAGCAAGAGCTTGTTCATTGCAAGGCAGGAAACTGGTGGGAGAAATATCCAGAACTCGCTAGAGCAAACAACAGTGCTGTCTTGAGAAAGGACGACCCTGAGTTTGACAGCAAGGCTGCTTATATCATACAGGCATGCTTCGACGGAGGGCAAGCTGAGCCGGGGTTATCGCTTACAGGAGATAGTGATGACCTCGGCTTTAACCCATGTCATGAGATTGCGCTAAGATCCCGAGGCGTCTGTAATCTGACAGAAGTTAACGCAGCAAAGTGCTTTTCGAGAGAAGAGTGGCTTCAGGCTGTAGAAGCTGCTACAATTATAGGAACTCTACAAGCATCATACACTGATTTCAAATATGTTCACCCAGGATGGAAAGAAAACGCAGAAGATGAATCGCTTCTCGGTGTATCAATCACTGGTCAGGCTGAAAATCAACAAATTCTCACTAATGAGAACCTGCGTGATGGAGCCAAGCTCGCCGTCGAAGCCAACAAAATCTGGGCAGCAAAACTCGGCATTAAGCCTGCAAGAAGGATTACTACCACCAAGCCTAGCGGAACAAGTAGCAGCTGGCTCGGAACTACAGCAGGAGTTCATGCAGGACATGAGATCCGATATATTAGGCGAGTTCGCATGGATAAGTTCAGCGCTCTTGCTAAAGCATTGGCCAAACGATTCCCTAGCTTTGTTGTTGATGACCCTTTCAACAGCAGCGACATGATCATGCAGGTGCCAATTAAACTATATGATACCACACTACTCAGATCTCAGGAAACTGCCGTACAATGTCTTGAGCGCGTTAAAAAACTGTACGATAATTGGATTGTGCCTGGCCACATCGAAGGCACTAACACTCATAACATCAGCCTTACGATCAACTACCACGAGCATGAAAAAGAGGCGATAAAGAAGTGGATGATTGAGAACAAAGACTCTTATTATGGGATTAGTCTTATTCCTTATGACGGTGGAGATTATAAGTACTTGCCTTATAGCCAGCCCCCGCATCCGGAAGTGTTTGAAATCCTTGATAAAGCGTTCACCCAAATAGCTGACAACTTCAGCTTTGAAGATATCAAAGAAAGAAAAGATAATACTGATTTCAAAGGCGAAATTGCCTGCGCCGGAGGAGCCTGCACTATTGACTAGAGGCTCTGACAGCTAAAAAAAGCCTGGATTCCTTTTAGGGTCCAGGCTTTTTCTGTTTCAGGGTTAGCGAACTCTCTTCAACATGGCGAGCTGCTGTTGTAATTTCTCGTTGGTTGAACTGTGTCTTTGCTGTCCCCTGCTGTTCCAAATCCCGCAGTCATAACCGATCAATCTCCATGGAGATTCGGTTATATTGACAACCCACTCCTCAGGCTCCTCTCTTGGAGGATTTGTGTTTTTAGGAAGAGCTATAGTTGGCCCATCGGGCAAACGCTTATCATCTGTCATAAATACCCTACTTTGATTAGTTTTTTGTTTGCATCGTCCCATTTACACAAAGCAATAGCTCCAATGACGGGGCTTTTTTGCAGCTTGTTTAAAATAGGTTCGTAGTGTTTATCAAACACCACGAAAAGCTCTTCGAGTTGGTCTGCCTGCCTGTAGCTGATTTTTGCGGCTTTCAGCATATCCTCAATACCCATGTCTGTGATGTCTGCATTATTGTCCGACTGGGTGCCGCACAAAACATCCATGAACAAACCTGTGTCGAAGACATCGTGGGCAATCCCATGGTTTTTACTAAACACTAGTGCATTTTTTTCATTACATATTTTCATTTTTGCATTGGTTAAATAGAAGGCTACTAACCTTCATAGTATTATACCATTAAATCGCTTGCTTTTTTATCCCGCCTCATATCACATATAGATATGAGCATTGCTACAAAAACAGGAGACAAAGGATACACCGGACTATTATTTGGTGAACGCGAAAAGAAATCTGCAAAAATATTTGAAGCTGTTGGAAATGTGGATGAGCTTAACGCTAGTATAGGTATGCTAAAAGCCACTATTCTTGATAAACTCTCAGGCAAACCGTTTGTCGCTTTTATAGAAGAAGTTCAGCACAGACTTACACTATACATGGGCGAACTTGTCGCAGAACCTCAGAATAGAGAAAAATATGTGCAGATGTATGATTCAATCAAAGAAGCTGATCTAGAGCAGCTTGACATGACTGTGAAGACTCTTGAAAAAGACCCTAATACAAAGCAGTCAGGTTGGGTTCTGTATGGTAACTCTACGGTAGGTTCGACAGCAGATTTTGCCTCAAAGGTATGCAGAAGAGCAGAAAGAAGCGTAGTCTATCTGGATCCTGAGCATAATCTTCGCCCTATCCTGCTGCAATATATCAACAGATTAAGTGACGTGCTGCATTTACTCGGAAGATATTTTGACGGTTTGCAAAAAATATCTTGATCTTTCGATAGTCCTATATAACTTAAGAAAATAACTATGAGCACTCCAGAATCAACCGTATTAGATAAACTAAAAGAAGTAGGTCTGTCTATTGATGAAGTAAAAGACTGGTTGAACCAGACTAGCGAAGATATCTCAGACAATAACAACGAACAGAGCAACGAGTGTAATATTCTGTTTCTTCCTGCCAGTAATACGGAAAATACTAAGGTATATTTCTTAGATGAAGAGCAGAACGGATATTTGATTAATGGTGTTGTTCGTGCTGGGCTGGAATATGATCCTGATCTAGGCTTCCCGATTTTAAATCTTCAGATTGCAAATCCGATTATTCCTGATTTTAATTAGTTAGTTAGTGTTGTGTTGTTGCGAACGAGACAAGGGTCTATGGTCTTAGGACTGTAGGCCCTTTCTTTTTGTCTGGAACCCAAAAAATAATAGTATTATAATAGTAGTATGCTATTTATACTACTTGTCGCTTTTAGCGCTATGTTTGTGGCCGGATGCGCGGCCTTCTTCAGTATCAAGGGGCTTATTGTCCTGTTTTCTGGAAGCAGTCTCGCAATCGGAATTATGGCCAGTAGCCTTGAGATAGGCAAACTGGTTGCCGCTAGTTTCCTGCATACCTATTGGAAGCAAATCAGCTTTCTTTTGAGAACATACCTCTGCGTGGCCGTGCTTACCTTGATGGGTATTACCAGCCTAGGGATCTTCGGATTTCTTACAGGTGCTTATCAGGTACATTCTGCCACAGTAAATACTTTTGAGAGCAAGATTGAGGCTCTCACTACAGAAAAAGTGTCAATCGAAACAGGCGTAGCTGAACATAGTGAACGCATCAAAAGTCTCACCACGCTGAGACAGGACCAGGAACAGCGAGTCAAGGACGCCGGCAACTATAAAGCTCCTAGAGAGCAGGCCTACAAGGCCATCGAAGAAGCCAACCTAGAGATTAAACAAAAAGAAGAATCTTTGACTAAAGAAAGAGAAAGAATTATTGAAATTGAGAAAGAAATATCTGAACTAAAAATAGGTATGAACACCACTACTGATGTAGGATCATTTAAATTCATCGCAGCCGCCACAGGCTCCACTGTAGACGAAGCTGTAAGGTATTTCATATTTGCTTTGATCTTTGTATTCGACCCTCTCGCAGTAACACTTGTTCTAGCCTGGAATAAACTATTGGAAGCTAGAAGAGAAAAGCGAGCTCAGGAAGAAGCTGCCTATATTGCTAGTCTTAAACCCGTCGAATTCGATGGGATTAACGCCTCGCAAGATATCCCGCAAGTTTTCGGGGTATCAAACGATGACAAGACTAGCTTAAAAAAAAAGTAGACGCTGATTCTAGCATAGGTATTTCTGTAGAATTAGACCCTAGAGAAATACTAGAGCAGCGCATAATCCCGGACGCTCAAAAGGAAAAGGTTGAGCTGTTTCAGGCAGACCCTGTTTCGGGTTTAGCCATAAGTGAAGTAAAAAAGATAGAAGTTGACCTGGACTCTGATGAAGAAGATCCGCTCATTGAATCTCAACTTACTGAAGCAGAACAAATTAAATTAAAAAAAGAAAAGAAAAACAGGAAAAAGACTAGTGGACCAAATAACTCTATAGTCAAATTTTAAAGCTTACTACTTGATTAAAATTAACTGTTTTTTAAAATAGCTATAGGGATGAAATACCTTATAGCTTTTTTATTGCTCCAAATCACCGTGCCCACCACAACAGCCAACGCTAATTCTGTGCTAGAGCAACGCAATATTGCCGTTTATGAGCAAGAGCCTATTGCGGCGAGGGATTGTGCTCTGGCTATAAAGAAATTATTAAAAACTAGATATTCGAATGTTTTTATAATTTCTCACGATGAATGCACTAAAGAAAAGCTAGCAGATCTGGACTGTATTGTTTTCCCTGGAGGAGAAAAAGACGTAGATAACTTTGACGTCTTGATAAAAGACAAGGCGAAGCTTATTAGAAGCTATGTAGCCGATGGAGGAAGATATCTGGGAATCTGTATGGGAGCGTACATAGCAGGCAGGATGTACTTCAATATTCTTGGAGGCACATCAGCAGAGCAATATATAGCAGACCCTACGTCCGAAATATCCGCAGAAAAAGAAACAACCGCTGAAGTGAGCATATCAGGAAAGGTATACAATACATATTTTTATGACGGCCCTGTGTTTGAAAAATATCTTAGACAATCAAATATTCTAGCCACATACAAAAACGGTAAAGCAGCCAGCGTAATAAAAGCCTACAAACGCGGCAAGGTATTATGTGTCGGCCCGCATCTAGAATCAGAAAAAAACTGGTACGCTGACACAACTCACTGGCATCACGGAGAACAGCACAAACTGCTGCTGTCTATGGTGGGCAGACTTCTAGAATAATTATCTACTCCTGACGTCCTCAAAACCCAGCAGCTCATCCAGAACACACTCCCAGGCTAGGGTTTCGGTTTTAAGACTAACCTTGTATTCTTTAAGCTTACCCTTGAGGTAGTTTGCTTCGTCAGCTTTGGTAATTCTACTCATTAGCTGGTACGCAAGATTATCTATAGCGTCGACGTCATTGTCAGCATTTTCACGAGCATATTTGATTAGCTTTGCTCTAGATTTTAAAACCGACGAGTAATCTTCGGAGTATTCTTCTCCCGCCAGATAGCAGATCTGTTTATTTAGCTGCACCCTGCTCAGAGGTGTTTTTTTAAATGTTTTATACGTGGTCGACAACAGTGTTTTTCTTACGTCATCCACACTCATATGATCCCAGCCAGGAGTCCACTGCTCTCTAGGCCTGGCCAGGATCCACTCAATGGCCATATTATAGCCGTTGTCGTTGTACACACAGTACCAGTCTATTTCCTGAGGCATGGGAACAACGCCAAGCACATCTAAATAAGCCCTGCGTATAATGTAAGAATCGTCGTCGTGCTGCTCTGGAAATAAATCACTAAAGCAGATAAACGCAAATATCACAAATATGCACAGGTCTTTTTTCATCAGAAAAATATTCTAGCTAATGTGATTAAGCCTACGAGTGTGCATATAGCACTGCCTGCAACTACTCCCAGCCCCATTAAAATATATCCTATTGTTCTCATACTAGTGTTGAGGATGTAATGTGTTATGGTTGTCTTCAAATGTCTGCACAATGAACTTACACAGCTCGCTGCGCATAATGTCTTCGTTAGTAAACGCCAGGCTATAGATTCCCATTTTTTCCGCCTGCTCTGTGTTGAACATATGCAGACACTTATCAAATCCACCCTGCTTGGCCTTAGGAAGATCGCTCTGTGCACTATCAGCACAAAGAATCATTCTGGTAAACTTACCAATACGGGTAAGTAGCGTCTGGATCTCGTTGATCGTCATGTTCTGACATTCATCTATAATTACACACCTTGCCGTCCAGCTTGCCCCGCGAACAAAGTTAATAGGTTGATAAATAAACCTGCCTTCGCCCTTGAGGCGCTTAACTTCACCGGCAGGAAGAAGCTCTTCAATCTTATCTTCAAACGGTCCCATATAGGGCTCGTACTTGCCGGCAATATCTCCTGGAAGAAATCCTAGTTTAGAGTCTGCGCTTTCTACTGCTGCACGAACAAAGACTAAATCACTAACTTTCTTCTGATTAAGTAGTTCCAGTCCAATACGCACAGCGCTGAGCGTTTTACTGCTACCTGCAGGACCAGCTAGAAATATGATTCTACAATCCTTACTTCCCCCTAACGATATGAGCGCCTTCTGTTTTTCAGTCCAAGGCAACTCCCTGATATGTAGGTCAAAATCTATTTTTTCTCTTTGATATACTTTAGGGCTTGTATCCTTTTTAGGCTGAGTCTTAGGTTTCTTTTTTGGGGCAACTTTAGATTTTTCCATATCCTAATTGTACTACAAACAAATAAAGGCCGATAGCTAAAAAAAGGCCACCGGTTAGGGTAGCCTTTTTACCATTTTGTTGGTGTTACCGATATGGTCTAGCCTGGAGGAGGCTGCAGTTCGCCATGAATGCAATAGATGTCCATACTGCGGTCTTCTCCTCTCCACTTAACTGCAGGACCGTCATCATTATGTAATTCTCCATCTTTATCAAAATGAATTTCTAAAGGACGCTCCTGGAGGAAAACACACTTATCGTAAGGCGCCCACCATCCTACATGTTTACTTAATTCCATCAGCCCGCCAAATGTCTCAATTTCAGGAATATCAAATTCTTTGTGCAAAAAATCATAGTAACCAAGCCAGGATGCTTCGTTAAATCCGTAGACCTGCTCTGAAAGAGCTGTAAGTATTTGCTCAGGGTCAAACTCTTGTCCTGGAAGTATCTCAAGTTCAGTTAACTTCAAAATATCTGTGTCTTCAGGAAGATTCTTAACAATTACCTGCGCCTTTGCGCAATCTAAAGGATTGTTGAATGGCCCGACATGTACAGCAGGAGCTTTAAGTCCTGCATAATAATAAACCTTATATATGGCTTCGTGGGCTTTCTTAATGTCGATAGGTTCTGTAGATAAACCGATCTTCGTCCACCTTAAGCCGTAGTCAATTAGCTTATTCTTCTGCGCTTCGTTTAATTCTGAGATCATACATGTTTCTAAATAAATTCACTGCCACTTTTTGGAAATTACGCGTCTTTTTAATATACAGAATTTCAGACAATTCTTCAGAAAATCGCGTAGTTATCTGCCTGTTGGTGGCGTAGATAACTTCTTCCTGATGGTCTTCAAATATGTATTTTACCGAGCGAATCATATGCCTATAATGTGCAGTAAACCTGCAAGCATCAAGCCTTATTTATGTTCTGCTCTATACCCACAGGAACAAGCATCCTGGGGGCGTGTATTTGAAACCCCGAAGGCTTGTGAGTTATGCCTACATACTTTCCGCCCTCTAACTCAGAATCCACCTTAAACTGTTTAGGACTCTTTTGAAACAGGTCGGCTAGTATTTTATTTTTACCAGCATAGTCGTTTTTATCCGACTTCTTTTTAGCCTCAATCAGACGCTTTAATTCAAGCGATTTTGCCAGCTTGATTATATTGTCTGATAAAAGACTCATTATTTCTTAACGGTAAAAGCACGTTTCAATGTGCTTAGAACTTTGTCTACTTTTTTAGTAGAATTTTTTAGCTGCTGCATAACTTCGTCGCTCACTAGCGGAAGATTTACATCAGGTAAAATTTTAACTCTGTTAATAGTTTTTTCCATACAATATATTATACCATTAAATAATATTAGAAAATATACCGTGCTCTTCCATCATTAGAATGTGGCAAGTAGCACTCGTTTCCAAACGTTGGTTGCCGTGCAGACGTACAGAAAATTGTTAGCGTTATCCACGGCAACTTGCCCCACAAGGCCAGCAGAAGTTGAAGTAGCCGGGATGGCAACGTGCGTTGTGTTGGTCGTGCGAACTCCCGCTGCTGTTGTCAGGTACATCTGGTCGCCGAACCACTCAACAGCATTTCCTTGAGGTGTAGACATTAATGCTGCACCAGTCTGAAAAAAGAACGGAGCTTGATTTGCGCCGAGACCATTTGCCCTAAAGGTTTGGTATCCAGTGAACAAATTGATCGAATTTGTTGCGCTCGCAAGTCTTTGATTAACTCGCACGACCTGTATTGTCGTTGTGCCAACTGTGATGTCAGCATTTCCTCCTGGCGCAAAAAATGCCATCACGTAACCGCCTTGGGTTGCGCCAAAACGAGTCATGTACATTCCGTTTCTGACAACGCCAGTAAACCAAGCTGGGCGCGTAAAAATAGCCGAAACGCCCACAGCACCAACAGTTGTGACTTCCCAGAATCCGTTTTGAGTTGATGTTGTGCCTCCCCCTTGGAGAGTAAATGCAATGATGTCTCCAAGCACTGGGGTGTAGCCATCGGTGGTAAATACTCCTGTGGCCGTCACAGTAAACGTGTCTGGATCGGGGCCAGTAGCCATCGTTCCCACAATATTGGCATTGGTCTGCGCCTCGACCATCCGCATCCCAATACCCAGATTCGAGATCGCAGCTTGGGCACCTGTTGCTGCAGTTCCACCATTGGAAATCGAAACCGGCAATGATACCCCAGCCCCCGAAGGTCCGGTAGCTCCCGTAGGGCCAGTGGCCCCCTGCAATCCAGACGATACAATCGCAAATATTACTGCATGGTTATTACTGAATTCACTGCTTCCTCCAGACGCAAGCAATGTTACCGTAAGCAGTAAGTATGAATTATTCCCAATAACAGGAGTACCATTAATTTTCCAACGCTGAAAATTGCTAGAATTTGACTGGTCCTGAATAAGAAACGTATCCCCATCTTTGTATAATGAGAAAAATGCATCAATATCATTACCATTTGCATCTAAATGCGAAAACGCAATTTGCGTTGCATTAGCCTGGGTCGCATTATTCCAGACAATGTGCCCACTAGATACTGGTGTGCCTGGAGGCATCCCAGTGGTTGACGTACGTGCTTGATAATTAAAAAACGATGCCGATTGACCAGCAGGTCCAGCCGCACCTGTAGGGCCTGTAGGACCTACTTCACCACTCGGACCTGTAGCTCCGGTAGCCCCAATACCAGTTGCTCCACGCTCTACAAATAAAGTCCAATAATCATCTATATATCCACCAAAAGGACCATATCCTGACGGGGCATATCGAATGCAGTACCAAAGTGAACCGTCGAATGACACAACGGACCCTATGTTATAAATAGTCCCTCCACCCCACAGTCCCAAATAATTAACGGAGCCAGCAGGCCCGACTGAGCCTGTTGCCCCCGTTTCACCTGTAACTGCAATTCCGAACGAAATAACATCATCATCAGACAGAGTGTTAAACTGCGTAACTAGGGACACGTGAAAAATGACATGATCATCGAACTCATCAGTCACATCTTCAACCTGCGAAAAACTATAGGTTGCAAAGTTGTTAGGCTGGGTCTGCGATGTTAAAGTTAAATGTCCCCTCTCAAGAGACAAGAAAAGAAGACCAACGTTGCTCAAATCAATCGACTGCTTGCTAACCAACAAATGCGTTGCGTCGAACGGACCGGTGCCGCCAGCAAAACGAATTTCTCCTTGCGAGGGCTGAGTTTCTAAACTTTGTGTACCAGACAAATCAAGCCGATAAAGGAAAGTCAGCGCCGCGTCAAGTCCACTGACGCCCGTGGCCCCAGTTTCGCCAGATCCGCCGCCAGAAGAGGTTGTAGGATTAAATATTCTCATAATTACGCCTCAAATGCTGTAAACTTTTTACCAGTAGTAGCACAGATAACCTTGATCTCTTCCACAGGAACAAAAGAGTCGCACGTAAGAGTGCCTCCGTTTTTAGCAAGTAGTAAACCTAAGCCTACTTCAGGAGTATAACCTACACCTACATACATATCAGTGTCAGATATGTTTTGGAGCATGAAATATCTTCTATTGTCGTTAGCTGCACTCACAACTTGAGCTGTGCCTCCAGCTGTGATCGTACCACTCTGGTTGTCTACTGGCCCTGCACCTACCTTAATAGGATCAATTGCTCCTGTATGTGTAATACCACAAGCAAGATACGCTTCAGTATCAGGTGCAAGGTCGTCCACATCCACAATACGCTCCACCCATCTTTCTCCTTCTGCAGAGTAGTATTTACCCTCGTCCGTAGCAAAATAGTATGAGTTAGGGACACTTAATGGGTTAGGCCTGTCGGCCAAAAGGCCAGAGTGATTAATTTTTCTAAGCATATTCGTATCAGGTTATTTTATTTAATTATAACAGTAAACCTCACAGTTGTCTTTGGGTTATTTACGAGGCAAAATATTAAAATTATGCCTGGTTAAACTGCGTGATATCTTTAATCAATATATAGCCCTGAACTTCAGTCAGCCACATATAGTGCCATTGTTCGCCGTTTGTGGTATTTACAACCGTACCAATGAACTTGCCGTCTTTATTAAAATAAAAGCCAAACCCAACTCTGTTGGCTTTTTCGGAATCAATAGTTCCTAATATTTTTATAAAATCTCCAGGAACTTCAACCCTCTGGGTAACTACACCTTTGAATATCTGTCCTTCGGAATTTTTAAAGTTAACTCTATCTGAAGCAATAAGTGGAAGGACCTTCTGCGGAACAAGCCTACCCAGATCATCCGAAAGAGCATGCTCTACATCGCGCAAATTTAGTCTGCCGTTAATTTCTCCGGCAAAGCATACAGAGGCAAACATTAGAAACACTAAGTTCTTCATACTAGTCTTTAATTAATTTTACAAACTCGTTATTCAATTTCTCTTTCTCGTCAGCCAAGTTCTGCAAATACTCGTCAGTGCTTGTAGGACTCTTACGCATCAGCTTTTCAAGCGTAGATGGGTTTAACGACGAAAGATAATGCTGAATCATAACATTTCTTTTCTCAGGAGACAAGGCCTCATGAGATTTATATCTGGCAGCTCTGCCGATTACTTGCTTTATTTTCTCGTTATTAAAATGAGGCTCTAGCAGCTGTACCAACCTTGTACCCTTCAGGTCCAATCCTTCTCCTCCTGCAGAGCTCACTATTAAAGCTCTCAGCTTGTTATCGTTATAGTCTTTGACCAGCTGATTTCTAACTTTATCGTTAATGTCTCCTGTAAATTCTCCAAACGGAATATTTGCCTGCTGTAATAGCTTCTTGTAAGGCTCAACACCGCTCTGCAGATAGTTAGAGTAAATCAACCCTTTGTATTCTGGGTCAGTCGCAAGCTGGTCCTTGAAGTAATTGAAAGCTTTTTCAATTTTAGGAGACACGACATTCTCGTTATCTTTATCAAACCCTAACGTAGAGTTGCTGATCATTCTTGCGCCACTAAGAAATGGAATCAGTTTGTCTAGTTCTTTGCGATCAGGAGGAAGACCTGCAGACACCTTTGCTCTAAGATGCCATGGCAGATCTTTCATCAGCGCCTTGTAGATCTGCTGCTGTTTTTCATGCATTGGAACCTTTACAACCTCTTTGGATACCTCAGGAAAACCTTCAGCATTTCCTGCATGATAATCGATAAGCTTATGAAATACCTTGCGCAGGTATTCTTTGTTTTTCACATGCAACTCTTGACCAGGTTTGACTCCTAGAATTCGATGAGCAATAGATGGAAATACTGTTTTGGTTCCGATATACTCTTTCTCAAATTCAGGCTGTCTTTCAGGCATGATATTTTTGCCTGCAGCCAGATTGATAAGTTTGGCTATATCGCTAGGATGATTATATATGGGCGTACCTGTAAGCAGCACCCTCTTACTAGGTGACACATCCTTGAGAGTCTTGTACAACTTTGTGTTTTCATTTCTGAGACGGTGAGCCTCATCAATAATCATCAGTTTGTTTTTAAAGTCTTCAGGATTTATTCCTTTTCTCGCAACATCCTGCTGTGACCTGATGTTTACGTCTTTAGGGCTTTTCCCTACCCATTTTTTAAGCTCTTTCTCATAGTTACCTTTTAAAGCGGCAGGTAAAAGAACTTCCGCAGGCAGGCCTAGCTTTTTGTATGCCTCGATAGAGCTTCGTGTTTTTCCGCTTCCTAGGCCATGCATAAGAATTAGACCAGGCTGATCTTCTTTCTCAAGTTTCTCTAGTATGCGTTGTTGGTGGGGAAGTAGAGGAGACTTATCTGCACTAGATTTAAACAGTTTATCAAAATCTCTAATCTTATCGTCTTCTGACAATCCCTTACGATACAGAGGCATCCTAACCTTGGTGATAAACTCTTGTGCCTCTGCCTTGTTTTTGCGCTTTCGCTCAAACCTTTCTTTTATATCATTATACTCTTTCTTGAGAATATGATTTTCCAGTAATCCTCCCACAAGATTTAATCCTCCTATAGCCCCCTGGAATACCTGGGTAGCTTTCTGCACTTCTTGCACTCTTTTTGACCACTTAAGCATGTCCGCATTGTCCCAGGACATACTGGGCAGTGATGCCTCCTTAACCTTTTTTTTAGGCAGCTTTAAGCTGCTTACTCTTTTACTTTTTTCAAGCATCGCGCTAAGTACAGTAGGCATCGACTCAATAGCGCCTTCGTTGTGATTCTTGACGTACTCTTCGACTATATCATTGTACAACTTTTGCTTCTTATATCTGTTAGCTGTGCCTAACAAAGCAGGAATTGCCGAAAGTGCGGGTAGAAATACCGCAGGGTTTTTGTAGAAAGGTTTAGCCAATAGTTTTTTTCTAAAAACCGCAGGCATATGCCTCAACTGTTCTTCCATGATGTTATTGGTCATCGCGCCATATATTCCAGAAAATATCGCCCCCGGCAGCGAGCTGCCTGCCACATCTAAAGCCGCTCGGTATGCAGGATTTTGAATGTGCTGCACCACATCTCTTTTCTCATTATCTAAGATAGGATTAAACCATGACCATCCGGCTTTTCTTCTGAAGGCTATCCTGTCTTTTTCTTCATCACTAAGCTCTCTGGGGGCTTTCAGCTCGTTTTTACCAAGAACATACGTACGCAGTCCTTTTAAATCGTCTTTTGTAAGTATATCTGTAAATTTATCCGAGCTCATAGCTATAGGACATTATACAGTGGGAGATATCAAAAGCCAATATCCAAAATATACACTATACTAATCCTACCTGATTTAATAGCTGGTGATACAAAGACCCTCTGATAGGATCGTTCTTTCTGTTGTTCACAGTCGCGTTTGACCAGTGAAGTATGTAAACACCCTCGGGCAACGGGTTGTTATCAAAGAACGGTCCACTCTGTCTGCAACCTAGATCCAGGAAGCTGGTGTGAGGCAATTTGTATTTTTTATTTTCAGGCAGATATTTATCCAGTGCCCTGCCTATAGCCTTCATCGAATCGTCCCAGTTTAAAATTGGCATGTTGTGCGAGTTCACAATACTGGCAACCTCCGCATAGGCTCTCCTAGCAAACCAAGAGTCTTTTGGACACTTCATCAAGAAAGCGGCAATATCGTTCTGAGTTTGATGTGGTACAAAAGCGTAAGGCCCCATAAAATCCAAAGGCTTCAAACAGGCTACATCTAATTGTATATAGATACCTCCGTACAGCGATAGCAGCCTCAACTGAAATTGATCTGACCAATGAGACAGTGAACCTATGCCTCCATTTGGAATAAGATCCAAAGGTTTTCCGTTATATCTAAACACCGTATGCTCTTCTAGAATTTCTCTCGCATCTTTGACTACCGTACCCGCAGGTACATTGTTAATGTTCTTGTAGCCCCACAGCCACACTGTATGACCATGACTCTGCAAAAGTTTAATCGTGAGACACTCCATTAGCGTAAGCTCAGGATTTCCCCAAAATGCGTGTACTATTTTGTTTTCTTCTAGCATAAATTTAAAAGTTTATTGTAGTGATATTCTTTGCTCTTTCCTTCTCCAAAACCATGAAAACCAAAAGATCTGTCAGGGCCAGCTTCCCCTGACTCGATATAACTTTCCCAGCCAAATTTACCGGCCACACCTGCAGGAGCATATTTCACTCCTTCTGCTTTAAATATATCATACATAGTCTGACACAACCACACGTCAGCAGGATAACCTCTCTGATAGTTTGAGTTCTTATATTTGCGAGCAGTTTCTAGAAACTTTCTACTTTGCAGCGAAAACCCCGAGTTACCTACGCGGTTATTGAACCCGCATCTCTCCTGCCATGGAGAACCTATCATATCATAGTCTAGCCAAGAATCGTCCCATACGTGCGGGTTTAAAATAAATCCATCCCATGTGCACTTAAGCATGTGAGAAGTTTCAAAATAATCTAGAGCGCCTCCAATCTCCCACATCATTGCGTCGTTATAATCTGAGTCTATAGCGACAAAAGCAGCGTGCTTACAGTTTAACAACTTTCTTAACGCTTCAAACACTCTTCTTCCTTCAGCGTATCTTTCTGGTATGCCGTCAAAATAAACTAGGGTCACATGCGCGTTAAACTTAGGTGTCATTGTATAACTTTTAGAATTGCCTCAATTCTGTTAATGAATGTGTGGTTGCTTTTAACATAGCTCATGGCCTCAATAATCCTACCATAGTTTTTCCTGTGAGGCTCAGCCTTATCCACCAGCTCTTCAATGTTCCTCGAGAAAATCACATAATCTCCCATGAGATCGTGGACACTAGGTGAGTTAGTCATGCCCAGTTGTCCGTAGCTGATATTCTTGAATACTCTGCATGGAATATAACCATTTGTTAGATGATTAGATTCTTCTGCTGATGCCTCATCGCAGGTTGCCCCGCTTCCTCTGATGTCTGGAGCAATATAAGACTTTCTCACCAACTCTACAGCCTCTTCGTTAGTTGTAATTTTTTTCCAAGGGTCTCTTACATCAAATTTTACTCCTCTGCGGGCTAGAGCCTTCTCCAGTTCCAGCAACTCTTCTCTATTCGCGCTCCAAAAACTTCCCACATGGTGAACTGTATCGGTGCGATCAACAAACGCACTAGTAAGATCAATTTCCCTGGGCAGGAAATCTGTAGCCCAGAACATATAGACTGCCTCATAGCCAGATATCCCTTTTCGATATTTTTCCACAAGAGCCGAGTCGCCTGCTTTTTTCTCGTATAAGCAAAAATCGTCAAGTTTAACAAGTTTCTCATCAGGTCTGGTATAGTCGTACGAAAAGTCTCTAGTCTTCTTAAGATTAAACCTAATATCAATCAGCCTGCATCCAACCTCTAGATATTTTAGAGGATCTTTGGCTATGTGTACAAAATAAACAGAGCTCTTTACCAAGGGTATGTTTTTATCAGCATATCCCTCAGTAATAAATATCGCATTATTGTAATCAAAGAATTCAGGAAAGTTGTCGTCACTAAACCAATAGGTCTCGTAACCCAACTCTTTAAAAGCTTTGTACCAGCCGTGATGAATAAAAGAATGTGTGTGGGTATACAAAGGATACCCCCACACAATTACTTTTTTAAACTTAAGCATATAGTGCTCGATAGTTTAAACCCTGCCCAACATTCAGAGGGCGATTGTGATCTTCATACCAACCCTTACCGTTAAACACATCTCTGAAATCGTCAAAGGCTCTGTCAAATTTAGGTTTAACATTCTCAAGACTAAAATTGTCTTGGGCAAATTGCACCATACGCTTCCGGTCGATAGTATCGACCAGCCTAATTGCTCTAAGGATATCCCCCATTGTGTTACAGCGGAAGCCGTTTAGACCATCCACACAATATTCAGTCATCGCGCCAACATCTGTGAGAATAGGTACGCAACCGCTGAGCATCATCTCTACTGCTGTTCCGCCGAATGGTTCCCAATATGTACTTAGCAAGAAACCAAATTTAGCTTTACCCATAAGCTCTTTACGCTTCTCGATATCTGCGTAACCCACAAACTCCACATGATCAGGCCAATCCTTTAAGCCTAGATCGTAAGGAGCTCCTTGTCCGGCAATCTTTAATTTTATCCCCATCATCGCACAAGCCTGGATGGCGATATCTACACCTTTGTTAACTCCAATCCTGCCTATATACAAAGCATAGTCCTCTCTATTCTGCCCTGGATCAAAGTTAGCCAGATCAAAGTAATTAGGCACAACTCTCCAATACCATTCAGGATAGCATCTAGCTACACCATTAGTTCCTACAAAAGCGGCCCTTAACGGATAAGACTCATAACATCTGAATTTTGCAAAAGCTCCAGCAGAACCGATTCCAGGCTCTACTACAATAAGATCGTTGTCTTTATTTGCCTCTAGCGCTGCGGTGGAGGTGCCTCCCCAAAAAGCCAGTACGAGATCTCCGCGCTGCTTGCGCTCGGTAATAGCTTTGGCCGCCCATGTATTAAACACCTTATGAGCTAAATCTCCAGAGTCGTGTCTAAACTGATTTTTCCTCCAGTCATAGCCACCATAGGTCTGTTGAAGAATATCGTTGTTTGTAACATTAACATGTTCATGCGCAGCTGTAACTGAATCAGGATGACCGTAGTGAATCGTCTTGTAATTAGGATCGTCCTTGTACATCTTCAAGAACTTGAGCACTTTCTGAGTGAAAGCACAGGCAGAATAATCAGGATGTGTTACGGTGTGTGGGACACCTAGGCAATGTAAGTTAGTAGGCATAGTTCTATGACTATACTTAGCTTTAAAAAATACGCTAGTATTTTTATGTGAGTCTCAAACTTAATTTGTCAAATTTAGCAAAACCTTGAAGAAAGAGCTGCTGCAAGTATTCCTTGGTATTTTTAGAAAAATTGACTAGCTCTGTGTGCGTAGCGCCGCCGTTTATTGTGGCAGGTATCACATCAGTCACAAGGAAAGGTAAATTTTTTACAATATTGTTCGCTGTCCTTTTAGCTAAAAACTTATCAATATCTGTGTAGTATTGAAATATTTCTTCTTGGTAATAATTGCGTTTTTTAATTACGCTTAACTGTTTTAATAAATCCTGTGTGTCTAAAAATTTAAGACCCGCTAAGCTTCGACAAAAGTCTATTTTTGTGTTTACCCGTATTTTCCAGTTTACGTCCTGTAAATGCAGCAGTAAAAATTGCGGGCAATCTAATAAATCAATTTTTTTATGTGATATATTTAGGGATGAGTTATGACCTACGTTACGTCCAATTTTTTCACCTACGGCAGAAGATGCCACAATAGCTTTCCCCTTCTGTAGATTAAACTCTGTAAGATTAAACTTAAAATTAACAACCTCATCTATAGACTCAAAATCTTTACCTTCGTACATGTTAAATATCCACGTTGTAGGAAAAACAACACGGTCAATATGTGAACGCATAAACTGAAGAAGTTGAGCATTATCTATTTTTTGTTGCCTATGGTCAAAAAAGCATAAAAACTCATCAGTATCAAATAACGCCCAAAAATGGCAAGTTTTCTTAAGCTCTTCCTGCAGTTCTCTGTAGGTGTGCAAACTATCAGGACTAACCATGTGCGGAACTTCCGATGCGCTTGGAATTTTCCTGATATCTAGTGAAGAATACTTCTCGTATGCTTCTAATGTTTTTTTAGACGTACTGTTGTCGTCCCAAATAATTATATTTTCTGCACCTACAAGGTTTATGTAGTATTTAATCCAGGGCTCAATCAAGAAGTCTTCATTCTTGGTTTTAAGCACCACCTTAAATATGGCCTTCATATCAGTGCGAAACTAACCTGCATGACAAAAGTATCTAATTTTCAGCTTTTCTAATTCAGTACATACCCAGCGCACACTATCGTCTCTATGCCATACATCTGTCTTGTTCCTGATGCCTTTAATAAAGGCATCAGAGAATTCGTCACCGTAGTTAGGTTCAGGATTACCGTACATACCATTAACTAAGCCCAGTTTTTTTGCGTTAGGTAATCCCTCAATAACACGCATCCAGCATTTACGGAAAGAATCAGGACTTACAAGCCAGAAGCTTAACAAGTCCATATCCAATAGTCTATCTGCAGGCTTAACAACTAGAGATCCGTAGAAGTTATGATTATTCTTAGATATGCTACAGTATTGCGTAATACTAACAGCTCTTCCAGACTGCTCTAAAAGATAGGCAAGAATGGCCGTAATTGCTCCACGCTCAATAATGCTTGTTTTAGAGAAATTATACGGAGTAGTAACATTGTAGCCTATGTTGATAATTCTACGCTCTTCGTCAGGGTCAGTGGATACATATGAGCCTCTGTTCTGTGCATCCTGAGGCTCTAACCAGCACTCAGGCAATCCTGCGCATACGAGTCCAATATCAAAGAACAACCCGCTGAGGCTTGGGTTGAATTCTTTCCAGAATTTCTCAGGCTCAATATACAGCGACAAACTCTGCAATAGGTCATGAATAGCTATTGCTCCATCAACCCAGCCAGATCTGGCTGAGCTGAGCACGTCCATCATGCTGGCATGATCTACGAAATCTACAAAATCTTCTGTAGATTCGAATTTGATAATTGTATCCATGCTATTAAGCCTGGCGAATTTTAGCTACAGTTTCAGCAGAAAGACTCTTGTATAAAAGGCCTTTTTCAAGGAATTGCTGAGGTACCCCTTGCTTGATCAGGGCAATGCCGTTGTATGTAGCGCGAGGAGAAATAATAGCTTTTGCTCCTAACTCAGCCACAGCATCTCTAACTTTCTGTACTGTAGCCAACCAAGATTCAACTGTGGGAACCTTGCCGGCTCCTTCGTTCCACTTAGGAGAACTTACGCCAGGGAACCCTGCAACGTGAGCTTCGAGGCCGTCATCGTACGGCATCTCAACAAAGAAGAAACGGTCCAATGTGGCGGCGTCTATTTGCGTACGTCCGACGTAACTAATGGAAGAGCCTAAACCAAAAGTATTAGCGCAAGATACGACCACAAAGTTTTTGTGCTTCTTAACCACTTTATCAGGAAACAATGTTTCGTCTCCAGATAATGAACTGTTGAGGACAGCCAATACGTTAGCATTCCCATTATCAACTTCATCTAAACAGAAAATACCACCATTCTCATAGATCTCGCGGAAGCTAGTGGATCTATAAACGCCGTGCGCGTCAAGATAACCCAAGAAATCTGTTTTGGTAGTCTGGCTGCAGACACTCAAGGCAGCGTATGAAAGCTTTAATTCTGCTGCTGCGTCTGCGGCGACAGTAGATTTACCACTGCCAGCAGGACCAACTAACCACGTATGACACCTGGCAGCCATTGCCTTCTTAAGCAAAGGTAAAAGATAATGATGGCGCTTTTTGTTTGATGCAGGAATACCGACGCTTACCTTACTAGAGGAATCTGTTTTTGAGGGAACTTCCTTCTCTACTTCTTTAATAAAAGGATCTTCCTTTTTTGCCTGCTCGATTTTTTCCTGTAATATCTTTTCTTCTTTAATTTTTAACAAAGGAGCAATATATGTTTCGTCAGCTTCCGCTAAAGCCTGTCTGAGTGCAATAATTTCAGGTGTAAGCGCTCCCACATAAGCACTGTGATGAGGCGTTGTTTTTTCCTGACGAGTTTTAACTATTAAAGCGTCAATTTCTTCTATGGATAAGTCATTTAGGTTGTTCATATGTATCTAGTATACTAAATATAAAAATTTTCTCAAGCCGTTAAATTAGCCTGCCAAACTATTGAATAGCTCATCTCCAAAAGAAGAAAAATATTTTAAAATATACTCAGAGCCTGAGGTTGAAGTTTTGTCGGCTTTTTTTACAGCGTTGGCCATAATATGTTCTGTAGCTGTAACCAGGTCTATTGCTCCAGGATATTCGAAATATATTCCTTCTAATAATGGATGTTTGTGGTCAGTGTAGATATTGTCTCTAAAAGTTAAAACCCTGTTGTTCACATACAAACTTTCAAGAATAACATAGGGACAAGGATCTTCTTTCGACGTGAGTAAAAAGTAGTCCATCAAACTATAGTATTTATAAGGTAAATTTACGTTTTTAACATGATAAAAATTATCAGAAGCGCAGTCTACGTCATGGTCGCCGCCTACCCATAAAAAATTGTACTGGTTTAAATTCTCAGCTAGTTCAATAAATAGCTTGTAGTTTTTTCTATCAGATAAGTTTCCACACATCCCGATAGTTATTTTAGACCTATCAATTTCTCCTGCATGATTACTTACACTGGCAGGCTTACAAAACTCCACGTCTATTAAATCTAATATTTCTCTAGATATTATTGGTGGTTGCACTTTCGGAGGAACTTTATACTGCTTAGATATAGGCACAGAAACCACAAAAGTTGGTGGAGTAGTACATACATAGTGGTCCTCAATTTCATGACTATGTATGATCAATTTAGACTTGTCTATATACTTTACAACTCTAGCCATCGCAGAAGTCATTGAATTAAAATATATTTTTCTAGCCTTGGTAGCCATACATATATGATAAAGCAATGTTGGATCTTTTTTATAGTACATTACATCCGAAGCGCTGAGCTTGTATTTCTCCTCAAGCATAGGGTTATTGTCAGCTTCTAGCATTTTTACTTTGAACCCTTTTAATTTAAGTTGCTCAAACAATAAGTACAAGTAGTGAGTGGCCCCATATATAGAGTTATCGTGACTTACCAGCAGTATATAGTCTTCAAGTACAGGTGTTGTAGATATGATATCTAATACTTCTTTAGACTTTATTTGACGTATGTCTTTTAAATAATCTTCGTAATACGCAGAGCTATCTAACTTGTTGTAGTGACAAAAGAAATTCCTATCGAACAAGCGGTCACAGTAGACTCGTTTTTCATATTGTCCATGTTGAAAATAATGCCTTTTTAGCCAGCCGTCAGCCTGATCCTTAATATCTATATTTAGTTGACGATATACCTCTACATCAAAATCCGTAGGCAAATCTACATAATAAACTCTTTTTTCATTTTTACCGTGCAATACATAATGAGCCTCCAGCTGTAGATTAGTCATACCCTGCAAGTCAGGATTATACTCTACATAAGCCTCATGAAAAAAATCAGCAGGCAACAATTGTTTAATAGCGTAAGTTCTACTTTCTTTTCTACCTACAACAATATAATGCACGCGACACTCCATGTCGTTATATGTATGTATGTCTGCGTTTAACTTCCTATATGTGGAAGCGACAAAATCTTTAGGTAAGGGTAAGTAAGAATTATTCATAGTATTTTTTAATTACACCAAAAGTTTAAAAATTCGTTAGATACAGCTATTTCATTGATATCCATAAGCTGCTTAAATATATGCGCATTGCTTTTCCATCTTTCAAGCATGCCCTTGTAATCATGGTTTATCATTCTGTGTTTGGCGTAGCCAATGATATCGCTTATTTTATAATCTTCCGTATATGGAAGCATCATTGTTTCAGCAAACTCACGAGTACGTTCGTTTACATTAACTAAAAAAGATGGAACTCCACAGGCTAGTGAATACATAGTGCCATGTATTCTAAAACCTATATTATAGTCGTAACGATGAAGAGTATCCCTCCACTCTTCAATGTCATAAAAAGCTGCAGATTTATTTCTAAAAAAATTAGAGCATTCTAAGTTTTCAAGATCTGCAGGGTCAAAATCCAGCCTGCCTTCGCTCAAATCTTCGTCAACGCTTTGTCGAAGTATCTTTATCAAGCTATGGTCAGGAGATTGAACCATGTAACTACCGTCATATTTAATTACTTCATTAATTATAATTGCGGTATATTTATCAGATACTCTAGTGACTGGATGTGCAGCATTAACAGTTAAGCTTAATAGGGGTTTGCTTATCCTAGCTGATATACTAGTAAGTATAAACTCAGGGGTAGATATAAATTGAGAAGGGCATCCGCACACTTTGGCTGCACCGCAACCATGTATATCATTAATAGCTTGCTCAGTTGTTTTACCTCTAACTCCTATAAAAGACTTCTTATCCTTTGCCTTTCTAGCTAAAAAATCTAACCATTTTTTTGTGCCGTCGGTAATTTTAAGATCTTTTGGGGTGTTGCATTGAACACCTAATCCAAGAGTAATTGTATTTTTATCCAGTTCATTCCATAGCTTAGCAATACCTCCTAAATTGGTATGAGCGCCTAATTGATTTGCCGCAGGTAATATTAAATTATCTGCATCTTTAGGTATGTTGTACCAATCCGCAGTGGTGATATCGTTTTTGAGTACAGATTCAATTCCTTTGTAGTAAACCAAGTTACCTGTATTCTCACCACAATATGTAAGTCTAGCTGCAATACCTCTTACACTAGAAGGATCGTCCTCAAATTCTTTAGCTATCTTATCGGGCTTAAGTATATAGTTATTCATCTAATTTTTTTGTGTTGCGCTATATCTATTATATCGCAAGCATCACAAAAAATCGAGAACACTATAATATTTTTTAATCCGCCTTCCCTAAAAATGATGATTACACATCACAGATCCGTCGCAGTATTGTTTCCATCCAAGTTTAGACCACTCTTCTCCAGCGTATCCATCCCAACCTGTCATATAAAAATTACCTGAAAGAGTTTTAAACACTAGCCTGTATGGAAGAACTTTTTTAATTGCTCTTGTGTCGTATAGAGTAAATCCTCCTCCCTGCATCTCCACTTTAAACAGTTTGGGTTTTACATTTTTTACTTTAGGTATTTTTCCCCAAATCTTAGGCTGCAGGCTGATGCATACAGTAGTTGGATCCATCTTCTGAGGATAGCAACCTGCCACAGAAGCAGCTTTGATGTTGTTGTCTTCTAGGGTTTTTATATGCTCGTACAATAGCACAAGACCATCTTGGGTAGGCTCCATGTCGTCTTCTACGGTAAGAATATAATCATAGCTATCTACAATTTGAGAAAGTAATTTAGAATAAGTTCTGGCTACATGTGCATGTCTGTTTGTTTCTATGCAGTGCATATCATCTTCAGCCTTATGGGGAACACCTAAGTCTACTCTATGTATGTGCCTATACTTCTCAGACATTCTTTCTTTAAATCCTTCAAACCAGGTTTTAAATTCCTCTTTGTTTGTATTGTCACCAACAACAATGTCAACAACTACATCCTCAGGCAGCAGAGTATCAATTAGAAATTGCTCCCAATAGGTAACAAAACCTTTTGGAGAAAACATACTCACTATAGCCAATGAAGGCTTGTCTGTAACTTTAGCTATGTCTACTAGCTTTGATTTGCTTGGCACAGAGAATCTCTTCGAGTCTATTTTAAATCCACAGTCCACTATTTCTTTGAATAGCTCGTCTACACTGCTCAGCTTTGGTTTGAACATATTCATCAGAGGTAGATTTATTAAATAAACTCCATCCAATGGCTCGCTCCAAACCAGATCCCTGTCTTTAGGCAAATCAAACTTAGGCTTTTCGTTTTTCCATATCTCAGGATCAACCACAGCATAAAATTTAGTCAAATCTTTAGGCCTGTTAAAACAAACAGATATTTTTTTAAGAATGTCCTCCTCTGAAATAATATTATCCATAGGTTACCCCCTCGCTAAATCTGCTTCCCTGGCTGGATGTTTGCCCGGAATCGTACGGATTTCCGACATTTCCAACATAAACTCCTCCACTATAATACTGACCATTCCATGTTCCCATTCCGTTGGCGCCTAAAGTAGTCGGAAGACCATTAACATAGTATACTCCGCCTGCGAATCCTGTGAACAAATCGCCATTCATATAAGTAAAAAACCCGTCAGTGCCGTAACCGTCCGTATTAAATTGTTTTAAAACACCTTTGTAATACCACTCGCCGTTATAACGTCCTGTAAATGGAACGTAGTTTCGATAAAAAAGCCCGTCAGTCAAGTGGCCGTTTCCGCTATTAAAGAATACCTCAGTTGTTAGTACGCCATACCTCCACCATTTATCATCTATTAATCCGTGCGCAAGCTCGCCATAATAGTATTGTTGATAGTTGTAAACTCCAGACCAGCCAAAATTAGGAAGATTAACTAACTGTGTAGGCTGTGCGTTAACATAATACACACCATCCCATTCACCTGTACCTGATTGATTTAAACTCATCATTTCTCCGTTTATAAAATATACACCGCCAAACCAGCCGTTTTGAGGAGCTATTGGTGTATTTATTACAATTGGTGATGCTGGTGTTGGCAAACAGCTTACGCCTGTTTCTAATGATCTTGCTTGGGCTTTTACATAATATGTAGCACCAGGATCTAAGTCCATTAAGCTAAAAGTCACAGCACTACCAGAAGTCACTACCATGTTTTTTTCCTTAACTTCAATTGCTGGAAAATTTGAATATTTAGAATATACTACAGAAACAAACAATTCTGAGTCAGGTTTGTGATAAGCTGTAAATACAACCATAGCCACAGGGGGCTTTATAGAGTTTTTAGCTATATTTTTTAAGTTAGCTCTTAACGCCGGAGATATGTTTGCCTGAGGAGTTACAGACCCAAACAATAAATTTTTAGGGTTATATAATATAGCGTTTACTCCAACTATTACAGGCACACCAGAAGCGTCTACACCTGAAGGCAAACCAGCAGAAGGAGGCCCATAGGATTTATCTAATCCGTGGCTTTTAAAAAGTCCTGATCTAGCTATGCCTCTCATAGTGTCAAATTAATAACCTTGTCCGCCAACAAAGCCAAACCAGGTTTCTCCTGCATCAAAAGACAAAAAGGAAAAGATATCTGTGGAGTTATAGATAGCTGAAACGGTCGGTACAAACCCTCCAGGCCAAAGGACAGCCTTATCTACTCCTCCGGAACTAAAAGCAAAATCAGCACTATATATTCCTGCAGAAGCCTGCTGAAAAATTATTGTAAAACTTGTAACAGCTTGCCCTGTAATAGCCTGAGGAATATTAGACAAGTTAAATTTTACAATATTTCCTGTAGGGTTTATTTGAAAAACATTACCCAGAGATAAGTCTAAAGAAACAACACCTTGTATATTTCCTACAGGAGTAACCAAAGTTTCAAGTATATTTCGAACTTGCACATTTCCCGTAAAAGCTCCTCCTGTTTTAGGCATAGCCAGAGTAGCCAAACTATCTAAAGAAGATAGATCCGTCCATGTCTGGTCTCCCTCAAGCCTCCATTGCAAATGTGTTTCGCTAGTGTTTAATTGTAGTTTTTTTCCTTCAGGTCCTCTAAACCTGGGTTTTATTGTTGCAAGAGATTTCATAATGTTATTTTAAAAGCCGTGCAGCTTAATTCAGTTAAAAACATTATAAAATTAAAATCTCTAAAAACCAAGATACTTTTAAATGTAATTACTCTTAAAATCCTGTCCTAGAATTTGAGCAAACCATGTTGCACCCTGATCTTTAGAGCTGAATGAAAATACGTCCATATGCCCAAGCCCAGATACCACAGAGTCAGGTGAATCGTTGTTAGCCCATTTTATTACTGAGTTTCCAAAATTAAAATCTACAGTATAGACGCCCTGCATACTTTGCTCAATAACGAGAGTGAATGTTGCTACATTTGGAGGAGCGTTAATAATCTCAAAGCTTGTAACATTTTCAGTAAGCGTTAGCCAAAAATAAGAACCAAACGACAGATTAATTGGTACTATACCGTCTGCTGTCGCAGGATAAAAAGTTTGAGCTAATGACCCCTTGAATTGTATATTACCAGAAAATACTCCTCCTGTTTTTCTGATTGCCTGAGGGGCTAAAGCATTAAGATCTACCAGATTTGTCCAAGAGTGGCTGTCTACATACTTATATTGAATATGTGTAAGGCTTTTCTGTAAAGAGATGTCTCTGCCTCTAGGACCAATTAGATTAGGCTGTAATAAAGATAGTTGTTTCATATTACTGTCCTACCAAGTTTCTCTGAAGACTAGGGCCTATTGTTGATAAAGTGTCCTGGCACGCCAGCAGCCGTATTTCTCCGGTGATATTTTGACTAGCGTTTCTATGCCCTGTTGCCGTGAGCGGTCTAACAGGTACATTGTATGTTGTACCGGTATACAAAGCCTGAGATTTAATTACTCTTACGTCAGAAATAAACCCATCCCACATTCCTGATACAGTACTATCAGTGCACCGCTCGGCTCTGCTGCCTATAGCTAAAGGATTAGATAGATCGCTGGCCTTCCAATCGCAATTAGTAAGATTCATGTTTCTAACATCCTGGAGCTGCCCGTTGAAATATAGGCGTATTGACCCGTTGTTTCTGACAGCCGCTACATGGTGCCATTGCTCTTTAGTAAACCCCTCATTCATTATAGGGCGCTCAGTGTCATAATCGTGAGATATGACTTGATTACACGGACCATGAAACATGAAGCCTGGGTTTATTTTGCTATATTGATTTCCCTCTCTATAATCTACAGAGAAAGTAAATTTTTTAACATTATATAGCCCGTTGTTAGAGCTGCCAAAAAACCCTGTAAGTCTTTGGCAATGCCTAGGCTCACCTACAGACGGGTATGCAGAGTATGCCCAGCTCGGCAAAGAGCGAGCGTACAAAAACATTTCAATAGTACAATTCTCAGTACGAAAATCTAGTATAGACTGAGGTCCGGTAATGTATGTATCTCCTGGGCCATTAAAATTATGTATACCTACAGCCCAGCCATTACTATCTGCATAAAAATAGTTAGACCCTACTTTAAAACAGGTATTATTTAGCTTTTGAGTAAGTCCGGCATTTTTATATACCAGTGCATTATGCAAACTTGTTTTATCTGCGCTTGTATAAACAAGATTATTAGATATTACATTGGGTGTTGTGTTTGTAAGTATCTGCGAATTACTCCAAGGCTTGTTCCTGTACAATATAGAGCCATTCGGAGACAAACCTCTCACAGAACCTGCACCTGTGGTTGCTAATACGGGCATAAATTAATAACGTATACAATTACTAGCTGCTCACCAATGCGGCAGTACTCTGAGATACAAATGTGTTATACGCAGGCAGACCTCCCGCATCGGCAACTCTAAATATTGTGAAAGAATACACACCCACTTGGTCTGATTGAGGTTGATAAAAAGCTCCTGTGTAAGAATAAACATTCTGCGCCAAACCTGCACCGGGAAAAACAGGCGTAGACATTACTCCAGAAGAATTTGATACAATTATAGTTACACTAATAGCTTCCCCTACCGAAAGTATTGTGTCTAGATTGCTAGAGCTATCGGCTTTAAACAAAAAGTTAAAGTTAGAGCTTATCCCTAGTTTAAAATAATGCACTTGTTTTTCTTTTAAATATATGGGTATTGTCCCTCCAGAAGTGCTGTTATTTAAATCAAACCTTTCCTTTATAGGATTTGGAAGATATTCCGGAAAAGTGCCTGCTGCTCCTGTAGCTCCCGTGGCGCCGCCAGGGCTACCGGGGTCTCCCTTAGGGCCTGTCGCACCTGTCGCGCCAACTCCAGTAGCTCCAGTTAAACCGGTAGCTCCAGTTGAGCCAATGCCGGTGGCTCCGGTTAAGCCGCTAGGGCCAATGGGGCCAGTTGGTCCATCTATACCCATTGGTCCCTGCTCGCCTGTTGCGCCTGTTGCGCCTAATGCTCCAGTAAGCCCCTGTACTCCTGTGGCTCCTATTGCGCCAACTGCTCCAGCTAGTGTAATTAACCAACCCTCCAACGAATCTCCCAGCGCATTATTTTCTGATGGATGTGCAACTAAAACGTCGACTACAAGAACACCAACAAGAGGTATTCCTTGCACGGAATAAGACACAACGTTAGCTTCAAAATAAACTTCGTTATCTACAGAAGAAGTTATGATTACATTTTGATTTGGGATATAATTCAAACCCAACTCAACTGTAAAAACTTTTTCTCCAGTATTAATTACTGCAGATACTTCTGAGGTAGTTTGATATCTATCAGAAACGCCATCGGCCCCGGAGGCTCCAGTCGGACCCTGATCGCCAACAGGCCCCTCTACACCCATGGGTCCCACTTCTCCCGTGGCGCCCTTTTCTCCTGTAGCTC